TGCCGATGATATTTTTGGTGATTCAGGTTTAGATCTTGTGAGATATCCTCTTGTTGAGTGGTCACCCCAACCATAGGCTGTTTGCCAGTTTGCAATTCTTGTGCTGTCTACATAGTGCGTACTTCCACCACTTGGGTATAATTTTCCAGGAAAGTCTGTATCACCATCATTTTGGAATCTCCATTCTTTTCTAGCACCCCATCCTCCAGACATATTATCTGGAAATGCAAATACTTTTAGACCACCTTCAGCACCAATAAATACAGTCTCTTCTGCATTATTAATATTGGTATTTAATGTACCTGACGTATCACCACCTGCTATAATTACCGAATCATCATGACCGATAGTTATTCCTCCGTTTGCTGTTGTCCTTTTAAGTATTACCTGACCATCTACCTGTAATATATCTCCAGTATCAGGAGTAAAGTTAATTACACCTGCAATTTTATTATCTCTTGCACGAACACTTTCTAGATCTGATGTCTCTGAATATGACGTTAAATATCCACCATCTGCATGGTCTCCCCAACCGTAGGCTGTATTCCAATTATCTGATGATCCGTCTGTTATAGAAATAGTTCCAACTTGTAAATGACCATCAACAACTTTACTTGCTGCATATTTTACAATTCTAACACCTTTATAACTACCATCAACAGCATTAGAATCTCTTTGTCCAATCTCCATCATTAGAGCATTGGCAGTAGTTCTACTTGGTAAGTAATGAGTAAATGTTTGTGTCCAATCATCACCACTAGATCCACCTTGGAAAGTCCACATATTTGTAGCATTTCTAAACCAAGTATGACTTCCATGATCTTTTACGTCTATAGAATATGTTGATGAGGCTTGAATAGTTTCATGACCATGAGTAGGTAGAGATGTAAGATATCCACCGTCAGCATGGTTACCCCATCCGTAGGCTGTATCCCAGTTACTTGTATTTGAGTTACCAGTGTGTAATATTTTCCACCAATCACTCCAGACTTTATCTTCTCCCCATTTCTCAGATCTTACATATAATTCTCCAGTGTTGTTGTTGCCAGAACTTGCTGCTGCAAATTGTGTTCTTGCTTTACTGTCATGATATGTAAATTCTAAACCTGTTGCATAATTACCAGAACCAGGTCTGTTTTTTGCTTGGAAAGCACCCTTAAAAGGTGTAACACCAAGACCTCCATTAATATCATTAAAGTCAGCAACCTGATAGGCAAAATTAATTTTCCCTGTTGCCTCATCATCAACATCACTTCTTACATATTTACTATTTATAGGTATACTTGTAATATAACCTGCATCGGCATGATTACCCCAACCGTAGGCTGTTTGACCTTGTTCAACATCACTAGTTGTAAAACTATCTGTTGTGTGAACTTGTGCCCACTTATCTTGCCACTTACTATTTTGTCTACTTCTTATGTAAAGTTTATTATGGTGAAAGTCATGGTAAGACTGTACTGCCCAACCTGAAGAATCCCAAAACTTAGTAGTTAGTAAACCATCTGATGCACCTGTAGGATCATCTGTAGCCTCGCTAACATCCCAAATATGAATTCCTGACTGAGTTATTGTATCTGCGTTTGCACTCAGCCTTGGGTTTAATTTTAAATAACTACCATCATGATTGTGACTAGGTAGTGCAGTTAAGTAATCCTCGTCTGCGTGATTACCCCAACCATGTGCAGTAACTCCGTTAGCAACATCAGCACTTGAAAACTCATTAGATGTCCATACTTTCTTCCAGGGATGCCAAGTCTCACCACCTTGATGAAGTCTTAAATGCATGCCTCCTGCTGTGGTGTCACCAAAAAATAACTGTGCTCGTCTACCTGTAGATGCGTCATTTTTCAGAGTCATTACTATACTATGGTTTGCGTGTGGTGCAGCCTCATAGTTGGTTTGACTGTCTACTCTATTATCATCTACATCGTCTAATGAGGTAAAAAGAGCATTTGTATGACCAGTTGTTATTATACTAGGTTTATTAAGTATAAAAGCATCGCTTGTCGTAGTTGCCTCAGTCCAATCTGATTGTACGTTTTTTTCTGCATCTGTTGGTGCGTGAGTTCCTGTAGAAAAGGTATAAGCAGCATCCCATTCAGAAGGCTTATAACCATCAGCCTTAATACTACCTGTGATACTAATATTACCACCAATATTAACTCTTTCAATATAGTCTGCTTGGGCAACATTGATACCAACATTACCACTGTCGTCTATTCCAAAAACCTCAGTTCCTTTTGAATTCCAAGTTGTGTCTTGTGGAAACCTTGTTCCTTTTAATGTTTTAATTACAAAAGCATTTTGACCTGGTGTACCAACTCCACCTCTATCATCTGCACCAACAATCCAGGATAAATCACCTCCGTTGTCATGAAATTCAATTGCTCTATCTAATATTGTAGTAGCATTACCATAAGTTCTTGGAATTGTTTTGATGTATCCTGCATCAGCATGGTTACCATATCCGTAGGCTGTAACTCCGTTAGCAACATCCGTTTCAGAAAAGTCTTTTGCAGTCCATAACTTGTAGTTATCTGTTTCATCACCATGTCTCCAATACAAAGAATTATCACTACTTATAGCAAATAATGTTCCTTGTGTTGAGGTAGTGTTTTTAAACTTAATAGAAGCAGCATTAGAAGCATGATTTCTTTCAAGTATTAATCCTGCATTAAAAGTGTTATGATTTATTGTTAACCCTACACTTGTTGCACTGGTTATAGTTCCACCAGATAGTTTTAAATATCTAGTATCATGATTGTGATCTGAAGTTAAATATCCCGCATCTGCGTGGTTACCCCAACCGTATGCAGTATCCCATTGTGTCGAAGAACCTCCATCACTTTTTGAGATTACACCATCTACTGTTAAATCCCCTGCTACTTCTAACGAGTGAATGAATTCTATTGCCATGTCTTAATTGTTTTTAGACAGCAGCCGACAAAATGTTTACTTTTATTGTACCTACTGCTTGATCTTTTGCAAATTCTAATAGGACGGTGTCCTTATCTTTTACTGTTACATCTGCATAAATTAACTTACCACCTTTATACAACTGAACAATAACATTTTCTGTGTTTAAACCATGTGAAACACCAATACTATTGGCTGCTGCTTCTTTTGGCAGTAGTGCAGAGTACGCTTTGTTCTTTACAGTATCTAATGCAATAGAAACATTTCCAAGATTAGTCATTGTACCAGAACCAGTCACATCACCTGTTAAAGTAATCGTTGGATCTGCTGTTAATTTAAAGTCTAAAGTTTGATCACTTGCTTGATAAGTTACAGATAAACCAGTTTCTGTGTTACCAGTAACCATTGCACCTACAGCAGTTTTAGCATCATCAGCATCGAAAGTATTAATTTGCGATGTTAATGCAATTGTTCCAGTAGCATCTGGTAGTTTTATTGTTTGATCCTTTGTTGGCTCTTGAATAGTTAAAGTTGTTTCAAACTCATCTGCTGATGCTCCCTCAAATACAAAAGCGTTTTGGACATTTACCTGCGTTTGGTTAACTGTTACAGTATCACCTTCAACACTAAGGTTTCCTTTAATTACAGCATTACCTGCAATTTCAAGATTTCCTTTTGTAGATTTAATATCACCCTCTGTTGTAACTGATTTAAATGATACTTCGCTAGTTGTTTCAACTGCTTGACCAATAGATATTTGACCTGTTGCACTTATAGTAACACCAGTACCTTGACTTATATAAGCCTGTACGTCTGCATCACTGTATTGCGTGATAGTGGTTGCAATTTGACCATCAGTAATAGTAATACCTGTACCTTGTGAAAAGTGTGCTCTTACCTCAGTAGCACTTGGGCCTGTGTAAGTAAATTTACCTGTATCTTTATCATAGGATAAACTACCATCACCACCTGTATCAGATACCTCAAACATTGCTCTTACCTCAGACTCAGTTAAGGTTTCCCCTAGAGTTACCCAAGCAGATCCATCGTAAAATCTAAACTTGCCAGTTGTTGTGATAAATACAGCCTGTCCTGCGACTGGTGCTGTTCCTGTATCATCGGTTGCGTTAAGTTCCTTAAACGCATCGGTTGTGATGTTGTCTATTACGACATTTTTTACTTGATTCTGATTGAGATCAAGATGATGTAAAAAGTCTATTGCCATGATGTATTAATTTATATAAACCTTACCAGAGGTTAATGTGTTAAATGTTATTTTAATAATGTTCAAATTTACATATTCTACCGCCCCATACACAATATTTTCATAGTCATCAACGAGTGTAACCGTAGGCTTTTTGTTTAAACTATGTATAACCTCCCATTCTAACTTAGGAGTAGGAAATTTTTTTTCGTATGTTGCAAATGGGTTATATACTGGAATGTTTGTTATTTGATCCCAGTCTACAGAAGGAATATACTCTGTAATATCTACTGGTGTAATTTCTTCATTTGTATGAGTTCTTGGGACATCATTCCTAATGACATCCAACATATCTCTTAATATTTCTGTTGTGTCTTGACCTGTTTTTCTTTCAGACAATCTATCTTCAAAATGCTGAAAACTTGATACTACAAATTCATAATCTTTACTATATTTTGCATACAACGTATCATTATAGTTAACATAAGTATCCATTAAATTTCTTATAGTGTCTATAAATGATAAGAGTTCCGCCCTAGTTGGAGCCTTAAATACTTCTGTGGTTATTGTTTTATTTAATTTCACATCTACAGAAAACCAATCGTACTCTTTATGTTTGTGATTGCATACGACATCAACATATGTAGTATATGTAGAGTCTTGGTATTTTCCTTCCTGATCTTTCAAGTCAAAAGTCCTATCCTCCTCTGTAAGCCCTGTAGATATATAATTATCAATTTCAAGACCTGTACCATTAGAAGATTGAAAAGATCGTGTGACTGTTATTAAATCATAATTTGAGACTGTGTAGTCTTCTGTTGTATCTCTAACCTTTACGCTTGGAGTAAACTCATCTATCAAGTTTATACATGTTAAAGTTTTATAATCAAAACTAAAATCAATTTCTTTTGAACGTGTTGTAATATCTGAATCTGAACCTACTCTAAATAAATAATCTACCCTATAAATCCCTTCTGACGGTCTTCCATCAGACGAGGAAAGTGGTAATGTGTAATCCCATTTACTTTCAGGCGGCTTTGTAGGAACACTACTAAACACAATAGTCATATCTGGGTTATCCATGTCTGGCTCTCTAACAATTCCATCTGGTCTAGTAACTCTTACAAAAACATAAGCAGTCTGATTTTCACCCTCTACTGTGGCAATAGACGAATCTGTCACCTCTAGTTTTGGAATGGAAGTGATATTGAATTTTAATAGAAAATTTATAGATACTTCTATTGTATCATCTTTAAATGTGCTCATATTTTACGAAAAAAAAAAGTCGGCCTCAGTACTAATTTCCCTTGGCCGACTTTCAAAACAAACCAACAACAAATTATTTAAGCAATTTTACGATTTCTTCGTAGACTAATTCCCCATTTTTGTTACTCAAAACAAAGTTGGTGAACCCTTGCAAATAACTTGTTTTAGATGATCTTGGTATCTGTACTATAGTCTCTCCTGTAGAAATCCATATAAATGAACTAGAAGCCTTATCAAACTTAATAATCTTCTTATCTATAGCAGCCTTACAGTTCGCTTGAATAGACTTATTTTTATCCTTACTTAATGTTATAAATTGTTGTGGATCTTTTTCAGCCATAATTTCTAACTCATCTCTAAGAATAGAAATATCTCTTTTTTCATCTTTATTTAATGCTGCAATAAATTCTCTTACCTCAGCAGCAGAAAGTTCAGCAGCGACATTCATAGCGTCCCTTCTTAAAGTTCTTTGTTTTCTGCTATCAGCAGCCTCTTTCTTAGGCTCTACTAATTTAAATAAAGGAACAATGCTTGTATCCCTATCAGGATTAGAAGCGTTATAGTTAGACAACATTAAATATTGAAAGATTTCTCTATCTCCTGTTTTATTGCCTCTTAATGCCATTAATCCTTTTTCCTGCTTCGTAAACTGTATAGTGCTAAATGTTGGTTTACCGCCAATGCCTACTGATGCTATAGATGCAATATCTACATAATCATCTAAATCTTTGTCGTAAACCCTGTCTACTTGAGGAATCATGTGAACAGAAGGCATAATCACTTTTCCAGGATTTTGCTTATCGTTTTTCACATTTAAATATTGAAACACTTTTACCTCATTTCTCTTTAATTGAGGCGGTGTTTTTACGTTATTGTATTCTTTTGTTTTAATCATAATTGTTGAAGTTTTATAAAAAAGAGGGGAGGGTTAACTCCCCCCTTCTTAGGATTATTAAAAGATTCTTAGAATCCTGTTACAAGTGCACAGTGTTCTTTTCCTAAAACTTCTAGACCCATAATAGCCTGGTAGTTTACGTCAAGAATTGAATCAGCACTAGTTGGAGTTGGAGCAAGTCCACCTGTCAAAGTTTCTCTGAAAGAGAAGTTGTTTCCATCTCCTTCTAAGTAACGTACTTGTAGGTAATCTTGTGATCCACCACCACCTGCGGTTTTAACTTGTCCAGTTGGTACAAGGTAAATCTCACCAGATCCTGTTACTGTAGAACCTAGTTCATTGTGATCTAAGATTGATAATTGCTTCTTGTTCCAAGTTCTTCCGTAAAGGCTAAACTTGTCAACACCTAAGTCAATATTCTTTCCATCTACTGAGAATCTAGCACCAGTTAAACCAGTTGAATTCAACCCATTCAATGCATTGTCAATAGCAATGTTAGCAGAAGTACCTAACCACATCCAGTAGTCTTTTGGTGCTCTTGCTTTGTTCAAAGCAGCAGTTAAAGTAGACAATGTTGCAAGAACATCAGTATCATGATCGTAAGGTGATCCAGAATTCAAAATACCACCATTCTTAAGTTCTTGCTTAAGACCGTTAGTAGTTTGTACTGCATTTCCACCAATTGACATGTCACCTACAGACGCTCCTGCGTAGAAGTCACCTGATCCTTGACCAAACATCAATGCATTAGAGATATCACCTCTAAAACGCTGTAATGCTTCGTAAGTACCTTTGTACATGAAGTAAGGCTTACCTTTATACTCAACAGTAATTTTAGACGCTTTTGCAACATCAGAAATTCTGTATTTGTTTTTAAAGATTTGCACTCGGTTAGACTGCTTAGTAAGACCATACTTGATTGGGTCTGGAGAACCAGATCCTTCACCTTGTGCATTCGAGAATACAACAAGTTTTGATCCTGCACCGTAATCAGCAGCAACTCCTGCACCATCTACTGGTGTAAAGTCGATATCACCATTAGATGCAATTGCTTTGATCAAATATACTTGACCAGAAGCACCCATCATAAGATCACCAACTCTTGCGTTACCAACAGCAACAGTTTCAATACCTGCTTGTGAGCCTGTACCAGTTCCTGCTGTTTTTACTTCAATTGAATTGTCCTTATACAACGCTTCATTTACAAATGCGTGGTATACTGGTTGGCTAGTAGGTTTTAATTTACCTAATGCCTGCATTACGTCAAGGAATCCTTCCTCTTCGTTTTGTACGTCTAAGACGCTTGATAAGATCTCTCTTCCTTGCACAAATGAGTGCTGTAGGAATGATAAAGAACTTATATAACTAGAATTTTCCATTTTTTAAATTTTAATTTTGTTTAACGAATAATTTTAACATCCGAGTCACCTCTACTCAGTGCACCAATTAATCCCTCTAAAGGACTAGATGGTGTTTTATATTGCTGTGTACTTTTTGTAGGTTTAGTTGGGTTTTTCAAATCCGAAACAACCTTTTCTTGACCTATTTCTTGACCATGTGCAATAAGAGATGAATCATAAACCTCAGGATCTGAAGCGTAAGCCAATACTCTGTACCATTTGTCAAAATCAACATTACCTTTGTCGTCTTTGAAAAGTGCAAAAAACTTATTGTTATCGACTGTCATAGCCTTTAACTCTTCAGGATTCTCCACTTCATAAGAAAACTTCTCATCATTATAATCTATTAAAATACGTTTGTTTTCTAAAACGTCTTTAGTAAAATCATTAGATGTAACGGTTTCTGTCCACTTCTCCATTTGGGCAGTATTGTCTACAGTTTCAGTTTCTTCAGTCTTTTCAATTTCAGGTTGAGTAAAGTTTTTTTGTTCGTCAACAAACTTATCCCTCAGTTTAGTCGCATCTGCTTTCAGAAGTTCCTTACCAAGTTCTACCTCTTCCTGATCATACTTATCCTCATCTAAAGAATACTTGTTAACTATGTCTCTATTATACAAACGCTCAATTGCTTTTGCAGATAGGGTAGGGTTTGCCTGTTCTAGTTCACGTCTCATGATTTGTTCGTCAGACATTTCCCCATAGTTAACTGAAGTTGCTTCTAAATAAGGTGTAAGCGATCCAGTTTTATTGTAATATTCGACTGCATTTTTAATGTAGTCATCTTTAAATTGAGTATCAGATGAATCTCTCATCCTTTTATACTCTTCAAAAAAGTCCTCTAATGTTTCTACTTTTCCACCTGTCAAGTCTTTTGATATACTATCTAGTTGATCAAATAACTCTACAGTGTCTTGTAGATTGCTTTCTGAAGTTTCCTCTACAGATTCTTCAGCAGTTTCTTCCTGAGCCGCAGGTTCTTCTGCTTTAGGCTCTTCTTTTACCTCTGTTTGCTCTTCGGAGGTATCTTCTACCTCTGTATCCCCTTCTACATTTTCTGTTTCAGGATTTTCTGTTTCAGTTTCTTTTACAGGAACTTCTACAGGTTGAGCCTCACCATTGTCGTCAACGACTTTGACTTCTGATAAATCGAATTCTTCTTCCATAATTGTTTGTGTTTTGTTTTAATTTATTTATTGCTGTTGAGGCATTCCTCCAGGTACTGGTGCTTCTTCTGGTTGCTCCTGCATACCCGCCATAAAAGCCTCTTTTGTTGGTAAATTGTCCATTAAACTTCTTTCGCTTGAACCTTGTTCTCTCATACCCGCTAACTCTAATTCAAACTGATATTTCTCTTTTTGCAGTTGAGACTGTAGTTCCGCTTTTAGTTTCTCCATCTGCATTTTAGCCTGCATTTCCATTTGCAAAGTTTGTTGCTTAGACTGTTCAGCAGATTGAGCAGATTGCATTTGAATCTGTCCGTTTTTCTCTTGCTGCTCCATTGCTTGCTGTTGAGCCTCTTCTCGCTTCTTTTTAATACGATATGCTAAAACTTGTTGAGCCTGTTTTAAATTTGTTATTTGCTCAATAAACACCGCATCTTCAAAGTCAACTTGACCTTGTGCAACACTTGCCTGTAATATCTGCATAAGTCTGGCTTTTTGTTCTTCTGTAGGCCTATCCTCTATCTTTACACCAAACTCATGTTTAGAGACAGTTTCGGTCATTTTGAAAAACTCCATTGTGTTTTTACCTAAAGATCTTATATAACCTTCTATAGGTCTTTTCTTTACTGAATCTTGCAGCCTAACTATAACCGCTGAGGCAAGTCTTTCTAACAATCTTCTTTCTCCTTGTTCTATATGTGCCAATGCATTATTAGTTGCTTGGGCAGCCAATTTAGCAGTAGTTGTCAATGATCTTGCGTCTGGAGTAGATCCATCTGTAAACTCATTTAAACCTGTTATCTGCCTAATCATTTCAATATTATTTTGAATGACCTGGTAGTAAGTCATAGCGTCTCGACCTAGTCCGTTTTCTAATTCTTCAATAGGCTTATAATTGGTTGGTTTACCTCCTATATCGTTTTTTCTATATACAAGGGTACCTGTCTTATTGAATAAATCGATAACATCCATAGGCTTCATTTGCTGACCTCCTGCTCCTAGTGGGATATCCTCTAAGGCACCAAGTTCAATCATAATACCTTTTGGACGTGCTTGGTTTATTGTGTTTTGTAGCCTATACCATGATATTTGTATTTGATCAGCAATTGGAATTAATTGTTCCATTATGCCTAATGGCTTCATGTTATGAAAATCTGGAGCAAACAAATGGTAAGATAAATCTGTATCCATTAAATTTGATTTAACTCTCTTCATATCAGAACATAAACCGTAATCAAAACAATACTCAGAATCAACTATCCAAGATATTTTATATACTGTTTTAAAGGATGATCTGATAAATTTCTTTTTTTTCTTGTTATAACTATTATAACCTGCTCTACCAAACCTCTTGTTACCTCTTCTATCTGTTCTAGACTCATGAACCATTTGGTCTACTGAGAAAAATTCTATATCTAAAACTAATATTTTTCTGTCATCATAATGCTTGTAATGTTTCTTGTTACTTGGAAACATTTTAGTGTCTCCTTGTCTACCAGAAAACCTGTCTGCAATATCTTGATATTCTTTTTCGTTAAATTGATTTCCCGCTCTTTGCTTTAAATCTGAAATAGACATCTCAGTAATTTCTCCAACATGTATTTTATCAGTAAAATCTCTTTTATTACAATGTGATACTAATAACTTGCCTGGATTTATTACTCTTATTTTAACTGCTCCGTTACTATCTATATATTCTTTGTAACCCGCTACACCAAAATCAAACAAACACTCATTTATTTGCTTACGCTTTTCTTCCATATCATTTGTATGAAAGATGAGGTCAATTCCTTGCTCCATTTCAATTGACGCATTATGCTTATATGTGTAGGCCATATGCATATCTAACTCCTCATCATTGCGAGGCTCCTTAGGTTTGGCCTTTAAAGCACTAAAGTTTTCCATGCCAGGCATGGTTTTAGCAGCCATGTTTCTCAAATCCATTTTAGCCTTTGTATTTTTATAATACATTTCTATATCAGACTGAGCCAATGAATCTATTGGTGTGGCTGTAATATTATATTCTGTTTTACTAAGTTTTCCTAATGCAATTCGTCTAAATTTTGGAACTATTGGTAAAACAGTCCAGTCTATAGCAAACCAACTTTCGTTATCCGCTTCATCAACATTTAACAATGATTTATATTTGTTAATAGATTGATTTCCTTGTGCGTAGTCTTTTACCTTAGCATATGTACCTCTATTATTATGAAATGATTGGGTTCCATGTTGTGTATAATCTGACCACGCTGCTTTAGCGTATGACAAACACCAATCCTTACCCTTTTGAGAAGGGTCAATATTATGGTTTGGATAGTTTGCTTTTTCTGTGTGTTTTATCATCCTACCTTAAACTTTTTAAACATATTTTTTGCTTCTACTAAATTTCCTTTTGTCAGGTAATTTTTTAAAAGTATATTTTTATCTGCTATAAGTGTATATCCTGCTGCCATTGCCGCATCAAATTTTGTTGTTTTACTTATATCAAATTCTAACCAGTCTTTTAACAGTTCTGGAAAGCAAACCTTATCTACATTTGTTTCTATATAGTCTTCAGTTACTTCTGCAATTTGCTGATGTGTCTTCACAGATCCACTCATCCCAGGTTTAGCACTACCAGGTAAATACATTAAGAAGGCAGAATAACCCCGATCTTCAAAATAATTTTTTATACCTATTTTGTTATCTTCAAAAAGAAGATCACATGAATAATAGTGACAGCACTTTAAAACATCTTCGTAAAATTGTCTTGCGGTACTTGGTCGGTAAATATATTCAACTATGAATGAACTGTCATAAAAATTTGATACTGAGTTGTGTTTCTTGTATACATAGAACGCTCCGTTAGACCTTCTTTGGTCTACAGTACTGTCATGATCATATGGGTCACACCCCATTGTAAACTCACCTTTTTTTGTTGGATAATAATTTTTACCCCTTTTTATAACATTATTAGCATCCTTAAAATCATCAAACAAATATGATACCTTAAATCTTCCGTTTGACATTGGCTTAAATTCTACATGACCTGTTTCTCTGTCACCTACCCATTCAAAATTACCCTGTGTATATAAATTTTCATTCCAGGATACACGATCTATTTGATCGTTTAATTTCATTGCGTTAAATAAAGATCTCTCTCCATCTATTCTAAAAGCCTCTTCAATAGTGAACGGATTCCTCCTAATAATACTAGACATAGCACGATCATCATTGACAAGATTTGCACGTTCAGCCAGATAATACTCCTTAGCACGTTGCTCATCTGCATGACCATACTTGTCAAAGTATAAGGTTTTGTATGCGGGAGTAAAGAATCGAAATAATCCACTGGGAGTTCTACCATGTACATTTCTATCCTCCTGATTACTAGAGTTCCATAACCTTTTAAACTGCTCACCACCTGATTCCATTTCCTCAACAGTGGTTGTGTAAAGTAGTTTTCCAATGTACGAGCCATCCAGTTCCGAACAGAAACGTACAACATTGTGCCTTTCCCAGACATCCACTTCCATAGTTTTTCCAACCTCGTCACCAAGGTATCTGTGTAATTTTGTTCCATCATATGCATATTTATCTGAACTCTTCCAATCTATTTGTGATTCAAGTTCTGGTTTTCCTAAGTCCTCAAGCGACTTTCGCCCACGCTTAGTTGTTCTATAAAATCTTAATTCTGAAGTTGGGGTGACCCCTTTTGACTGATCGTAAACAGGTCTAAAAAAATCTGGTAGTTTTTTAAAAGGCCCCACAATTGACTTAGCAAAAACATTGTTTTTAGCATCACTTGCAGTTTTAGACTGTATACCACCATTTTTGTTTTTTGACCTTGATATTAAATCAAACATAAAAACACCCGCTCTTACTGTTTTTCCCTGTCTACGTTTTGTCAATTCTATCATGCCTAAACACTCAGGGTTATCTATACATGATTGTAAAAAATAAAAATATTCTTGATCAACTTTTCTAAAATTTGGATAGCCTATGTCTATTTTCCACCAATTTAAAAACAAATAATGCATACCAGTAAGGTATTCTGCTGTTCCATTATTCATGAACCATACACCATTTAACCTTCTATCCCATTCTTGTGATCTAAAATTTTCTAACTCTACATCAAAGTAATCTTTATCCTCTGCTTGCCTGGCTAATTCTTCTTTTCTTTTATAATCATAATTTTCGGGTAACTCAGTTCTAACCCAAACTTGATCTGCTTTTTTAGAAGAACTAGTTATTATAGGCCTTTTTTCTATTTCCTTACTTATTATATTATAAACCTTACCTTTTGGCGGCAACGTAAATTCTACTCCTTGAATATTTACTGTCATAAATTTGCGATAAATTCTGGTGTAAGTCTTTTATCTGCCTTTATTGTCTTTAACAACTCCTGATCTTCTCCGTACAGTTTCATGTAGTATGAATCTAATCTATCGTTTATAGTGTTTAAGTCATCCATAATTTTTGACTTAATTTGCAACGCTTGTAATATATCTTTATCACGATCTCCTTCAACAGGGCTTAATAGTTTTTTTTGATATTCAAAAAATGTTTGTTCATTTGAAACAATCATAGACCATATTCTATTATTTTGTTTTCTTAAGAACTCATCTACCATTTCAACTACTTTAGATGACTGGAAAAAAAACATATCATGTAAAATCTCATTATCTTTTACAAGATTATATCCAGATAAAACAGCGGCTTGTTCCTTTCTTATTTTAAGATCTGGAAACTGTTCTTTCATTGGTGTATTTTGATCATACATATAAAGAACATATGTAATCATTTGATCATCAGCAGATTGAAAACTACTAAACATTTTCATTTTAGGATACTTTTTCTTTAATGATCCTTTCACCTTAAATGGATTAAATATCATTTTATTAAAGTCCTCTTTATTGAAGATCTCGGTTAAAGACATATTGTTGGTTTTTGGTAAAAATATAACTAATCAATCATGTAGTTGTCAAAATTCTTATTCGACTTTTATGACAGTAGATTGGGTATTAAATTATTAGGCCTCATATAGCAACATCTTTTATATTTACCCTTTAATTTATTGTTATGGCACTATATCAAGGTAAGAGCGTGACGCTCAATAAGGTAATGAAGTCAGAACGAGCAGCAAAGAAAAGTAAGGTGTATGTGAAGAAGCCTAACGGAAAAGTTACTGTCGTTCACTTTGGGGATCCTAACATGAAAATTAAAAAAAATATCCCTAGTAGAAGAAAATCTTTTAGGGCTAGACATAAATGTGATAATCCAGGCCCAAGATGGAAAGCAAGATATTGGGCATGTAAAACTTGGTAACCCCATGATGACAATGCAAGACTTAAAATTATACCTTATTAACGCAGGGACGTTTACTATCTCTATGACACAAATCGATACAGTACTTAAAATATCACTTTTGGTAATCTCAATTGGATACACCGCACAGCGTTGGTATTATTTAAGACAAGAAAATAAAGATAAAGACAATGGATAAAATTGAAAAACTTAGATTAAAAGTTGAATATTACAAAAAAGCAGGAAAGCATCAACAAGCATATAATCTTGAAAAAAAGATAAAGCAATTGATGGCTAAGGCTGAATACAAAGAAAAAAGAGGTAAAACTGGTATTGGCAAAATAATCAAAAAAGTTAAAGACAAAGTTGTCGATACTGCTGAGAAGGTAAAAGATGAACTTCCTGAAGTAACAGTTAAGATTAAGAAGAAGAATAAAAAGAAATAATAATGGCAGGTAGAGATTACAAAGCGGAATATAAAAAGTTTCAGTCTTCTCCTGCTATGATAAAATATAGAGCACTTCTAAATAAGTACAACCGTAAGAGAGGCACATATGGAAATGGTGATGGTTTAGATGCATCTCATAGAGACGGTAGAATAGTTGGACTTGAAGACGAATCCGTTAATAGAGGTAGAAAAGAAAAAAGTAGACTAAAAAAAATTAAAAAAGCATAACTATGGCATATTCAAAAATCAAAAAAATGTGTAAGTGTGGAAAGCCTTACAGTAAGTGTAAAAAGTGTAATAAGTAAGTTATGGCACTAGAAACACCAGATGGTACAAAAACACCTAAACAAATTAGGAAGAAAAAACGACTAGACAAACGTAATGCTACTGCTAAAAAACGTGCGGAAAGATTAAAAATTAAAAATGATCCTGAAAAGCCATCTAGCACATACAATACATCTACATTAGATCCTAACTCAAGTGTAAACTACAATGCCATGAATGAGGCAATGTTTAAATAAATACTATGGAAGACGAAGAAATCATTGACCCAAGGCAACAGGCCATAAATGCAAAAAAAGAAAAACTCAAGGCTCTTTTACAAAAAAGAAAAAAGGCTACTGCAAATAGAGAAACTGCTTTATCAGAAAGAGAAAAGGTTGCTCTAGAAAGAAAGGAACTTTTAAAAAAGAAAAGGGCTGAAAGAGAGCAAGAAATAGCAAACTTCAAGGCTAAAAGAAATGCTGAAATTCAAGCAAAAAAAGACGAAAGACTTGCTGAAATTCAAAAAAAGAAAGATTTTGATGCAGAAGGTAAACAACTTGCTTCTGATTTTGATAAAGAAGAAGCGATTAGAAGAGCGGCAGCGATTCAGAAAAAAGCCGAAGATGATAATTATGACTGGAATTATATAGGTGGTGATGAAAATACCGCTAACAAAAGACAGAGAACCGAAATTATTGAAGGTGAAAAAGAAGTAGAAAGAATAATTAAGGGGACTAAAGAAATCAATACATTTAAACCAACTGGTAATACAGATGAAGATGTATATAACGCAGACCCTAGTTTAAAAAAGAAGTACCCAACCTTAGAAAAGTTTAGGATTGCTGCACAAAAATATCGTGATGATCAAGTTAAAACTGTAGAGACAGAGCAAAAAGTCATTGAAAAAGTTCCTACTAGAGAAGAAAAGGTTATTACTCAAACTAGAGAGGATTGGATTAAGAAACAACATTGGGCTGAAGGGTTACCTAAAGGTTTAGTTTCTTCACTAGCACTTAGTATGAGAAAAAGAGGTAATGACATGACTCCTAAAGAATTATATGACATATTCAAATCACAAACATCTGAAAAAGAATCTGCTGCATGGGCTAGAAAAAATGGATTTGGTTATCTATTAGGTGGTAGAGGTGGTAGAGGATCATCTACAACAAGTGGTAAAACAAACTTTAATTAATGGCTACAGATTTAAAACAACAAGTAGAAGAATTAGAAGTCTTAAAATCTATGACTTCTGATTTTGGAGAGCAAATGGAAATTGCTGACAAGATTCATAATTTGAACATGAAAATTAATGGAGTTAAGCCAACAGATTCGTATATTGAGTGTGTTGGATGTGGCTCATAAATAATTAACTATGGGTAAAATGCTAAAAAGAGCAGATGGTAGTTATTCTCCAAGAGGTTTGTGGGATAATATTAGAGCCGCAAGAAAAAAAGGAGGTAAGAAAAATAAGCCTTCTAAAGAAATGATCAAACAAATTAAAAAAATCAAAAAAGAAGAATAATATGTCAGCAGGAGAGAATCAACCATTTATACTTAGTGATCAGAATGCAGTAGATGTACTTGCGATAAGAAAGGTTGAACTCTTACTTGATGTATTAGCAGCATTAGATAATGCTAACTCACCAGATCTTTATGGTGTTAAGATGTCTGTTGTAGACAAAATTGAAAGAGCAATACAAAGTCTATAACTTATTATCCCAATGAATTTGAAGCAACTTTATCGCAGGGTGGTATGGAGTATCTATCTTCATTTGTAAGATATATTCTGCCAGTAATTTTTTTGGTAGGTTAACTGCCTTTAAGTGATTCGTGAATTTCTTTAACTCTTTCATAGTGCATTATTTTTAGCATGTTCTTAAATTTCTTTTTGTCTCCGAAATATGAGTGACATTCCCTGCACAGTGCTTGTAAGTTTTCGGGGGTATCCTTTTCATTAGATCCTCCCATTCCCCTGGGTTCTATATGGTGTATATCAACCGCAGTATTATTACATACTTCACATCCAATCCAATCTCCTGGTTCATACAGAAATGACTCGTGATATAATTTAACATGTTTCTTCATTTCGGGGCGATATTTTCGCTACTCGTTTTTAAAAATTTTTATTTGGGGGTAGTTTGATCGGGGGTGTCATATCTAAACTTACGTTTATCAACCTTAAACTCATAATACTTGTTACGTTCGTTTATAGTAACCACATTCCAATCCTTTATATCACTCTTTTTGAAATTAAGTAATACATACCTTTGACCTGAAAGAAATAAAACAAACAACACATAGTCTACATCCAATTTCTCAATAGTAAACATATTAACCTTAAGAGATCTCTCACAACCCTTAACATCAATCTTTTGATCATTAACTATTAGATCTGCATCACTAACTCCTTTTTCCTTTACAAAGGCTGAGGTAGTATAATTAACACCTTTTAAATCAAAATGGTGTCTAACTAACAGTTCCGCTAATATTCCCTTAAAATCTGTGTAAAATTCGTTGTCAACTGGCTCATCAAACAATATTGGATGTTTGTATAAATAACTTCTAGATTTCCAGTATAATTTTTTGTAGTGGTCTCGGTTAGCCATCACACGAGTATCTACATATAACTTCGCATGTTCAAATATACATTTTGGTATGTTATATGGCCCTTCCAATAATTTGTCCAAGTAAGTCTTGTTGTTTCATTACATAATATTCGACTCCTTCGATTTTGTTGAGAAAAGAATTTCTTTCATGAAACCTTACTAAATCCCCGCTATTCAAACCTAATTCATCTTCTCCTTTTAATGGCTCACCAATATGCCTTACATAACCCTCAGTCTCACTCTTCTTTGGCACACCAACATAAATAGACCCAATTTTATCTTCAATCATAAATGGCTCTATCAAAACGTGATTGGAAATAGCAGTAAGATTCCCGCCTCTTACATAACAGAAGCATTCTTCTAAATCGACAAGGTAAACGTCCCTTTCGCCTGTTACTAAATTTTCCTTATCTACTGTGAGATAATTAAAATAGACTAGATCGCCTATAAGTAACTCCTTCTTTATCCATTCGCCTCTGGTATTTTTACACCACTCTCCTCTAGGCAAAGCCACGACCTCTCCACATATTGTAACGTGATGCTCTGGATTCCAGGTAACGTCCATAAATAGTTTTTCCCCAGTAGAAAACTCTACCTCGTCATTGTATTTTTTAGAAACCTTAACCGCTATTTTTTGACCAATCATTTCCATCGGTTACAATTTATGCAATTTGAACGGTTGTTCAATTAAGATGCATTAACAAGTTTTTAACAATAATATTAAGAGTTGGACATTATGGCTATCCTGGCTAGACAGATTGGCTACCTATCTATATATAGTATAATATATATAATATATATATAATATATAATACACTAGTATATTAAATTAAACTAATATAATACATGTTTTAGTCACCCCGAATTCTTTTCAGACGTTTTAAGATAGGTTAAAAAATGGACTGGCATAAGTATACTAAAAATTAAAAAAAGTTTCTTAGATTTGCTCAGAACGTCATTGTAGATGTTTTTATGTGGCAACACCTAGTATATGGGGGTGAGTGGGCAAAAGGGAGACTGGAAATGAGGAACTGGGTACCCTGGCAAAACGAGATCAAATGGCCGAAACAGTCCACCTAGGACTCAGACATACCCACCCATACCACCTGGTAACCAGTATGTTACACATTTTGCTACTGGTTCTGTAAGCCAGGAGTGTATTTTTCCCTGGCATTTGATCCAAAAGGGAAACGCTGCGACACCTGGGCCAAAAAAAATGGCTGTCGGTTTGTTAACGATGCAATGCCTTGAAGATTTTGAGTACTAACAATTAAAACTAAATAACGATGAATGAACAAGACGAAAATTTAAGACAAGGAAGGAGCCAACAACAATACGAAGACTCATTCAAGATATTGGAAAAGGTAGGTGATATTGGCCTGGTGATTTTTGCTATTTACATGTTGATACGTCCATGGTTGTAGCGAAGAAATTAGTAGAGTTATTTAGTCATCATCATAGCGTGAGTAAATACATCCGCAGCCTGGATGAGGACATACAACATAGAACGGTTATGATCTTTTTAGCATGTGCTATACGAGAGAGTGAGAATAAACAATCGTTCAGTTATTATACTATGCCAGAAGTTATATCTATTTGTGAACGTATGGGATGGTTAGCCAATAGATCTAATCAGACACCAATCTACAGGGAACATAAGAAGTTACTCGCATTAGGGTTTGTTGATAGGTTAACCAAGAAGAAGAGTTTTAAAGGTCAACAGTTTTGTGTTACCGTATATGGACGTATACAGTTAAGACGTATCTATAACTATCTTATTAGGGATCTTTATATTCCCTTACAGTAATTTGATAAGGTCACCCCAAAATGATCTGATAAGAAAACCCCAAAACCTTTACACGTTACGGACAATATGTAAAGCAAAATGCCTGGTAGTTCAATTGGATAGAACAACAGACTTCTAATCTGTCGGTTGAGGGTTCGAATCCCTCCCAGGTAACCAAAATACCCCCCAAATACCCCCCGCTCGGACGATCGTCCAAAACTTTTTTTAAATTTTTTTTCCTAGGTTTTACAGGTTACGACAGCCGAAATGACGATTTTTTTTTAATTCACATTTGGATGTTAACAAAATAATTCTATATATTTGTACCATCGTTCAAACATTATTAATTAAAACTGAAAATCATGAGAGTACAAATTTCAACTACAGCAACACAAACAGTAAAGTCTAACACTTCAAGACTTTCTTTCCTAAACATCGAAGACATCAAATTTCAAATGTCTGTTTTAAAACTAGGAATTGCTTACCACGACACAATGTCTTTTAACGCTAGATCAAATAAGGTTTATGACTTTCACACTTCTAAGCGTGATCTATACATGTCTGTTCATGGATGGTTACAAATGACAGATGTTTACCAGGAAGATTTAACCTTAAACCAATAAGCCATAACTAATTAATTTAAACTAAAATAAAAATGACAAATTCAAACTATTTCACAGCCTTCAACAGATTCGATAGACAAACAACATTTAACCCAATGATGATGTCTTTCATCCAAACTACGATCAACAAAATAAGTAACGGAGGCTTCAGAGCAAGTGACCTGGTAAATTCTCTTTACGGTATCTATGACGGTTACTACTACACAAATTTAAGATCAGAGGCCAATCGTCTATACTCACACGATATTATGATCCTTCGAGATCTACATGCAATTGCAGACACCTTGGACTCGATAATTGCGAGAGCATAAGATTACTGATGAGCCTGTGAGATCCAGGCGAAACATCCTTCGGGATGTCTAATCGAAAATTAATTTAAACTAAAACCGATGTTAACATTAAGAAAATTCTACCAGGAAAATTACCCAACAGATGATATGGGATCTAAAATCAACTTAACAACTTTTGTATGCTTAATGGATTGCTTACATAGAGGAGGTAACGTGTACATCATCATTGGTGTAGAAGACAGTCTAATTAGAGAGAGATTATTTCAACACCTTGCCGACATGTTAGGCACCAACTACAACTATGTTTACAATTTATGGATGCAGGTAGATAAAGAATTATACCAGGCAATCTGATGAGATCTTTATGATCGAAACGCTGCGAAGCGTCATTGTCAAATAATTTAAAATAAATAAAATGTCAAAATCAAAATTAAAATTAGTACTAATCGCAACAGTAGTTGGAATAGCAATTACTTTCTTAGGAATAGCATTGCTATCCGCTATGGATCTTATTGAGAGACAATCTGATCTAATGAACCTTACAAACTTTAATTAATTAATAAATAATCTAAACTGAAAATCATGTTAAACAAAATTCAATCAATCGTAATCAATAGCCTTTTAGGATCTTTATTCACACTATGGGCACTAACATTTACAATGCTAGTCTTTCACCTGGTAACAGAAGGTGTAGATCCTAACGCAAGTTTTGGATACCTGGGATAAACAAACTGATGAGCCTGTGAGATCCAGGCGAAACGCTCTGCGGAGCGTCTTTGTATAACTAAAAAAACTATTACAATGCAAACTGAAATTCAAAAATTACAAGCGATCATGAAATTACAAAACGCTCTTAACAGTCATGATTGGCATTATCAAAGATCTGAGGATCCTGGAGTATATCGAAGAGGTACAGCACAGCGTAACGAGTTAAACATTCTTATGACTGCTATAGGTAATAAAGATCTTGCTCTCTCTCTATACAATAAGGCATGTCCTTGGGTTGAGAATGAAGAGGAGGTCACCCCAAATCGTTACAGCCTAGAAGAACAGGCCCAGGAATTACTTGAGGCAGGAGACTCACACGATGCTGCCGAAGGTAAAGGAATGATGAGAGTAATTGACGAGATTATGAGCATCATTGATTTGGATGAACCAAAGGATGAATTGTTAGACATGATCTACTTCACTTTAAAATACAATTCATAATGGCTGTAATCACATCAAAAAAACTAGCAGAAATCCAGGATCAAATTATAGATCTTGGTTGGGAGGCCCAAAGAATGTCATCCTCAGGACTAGAAACGTACAACAAACTTTGCAAAACATTTAAAATAGAACCAATAAAAATCACATATAATGAAGACTCGTTTTAATATTATCAGACAAAAAGTAACTACAAGAGGCGGAGGTATAGAGATCTGCCTAGAAAACCAAGGTTACCCAGGAGAAAAAATGACAGCCTACCAAAACTATTTAGGAGGCGGGATACTAGGAAGGATCGGAAACGATTGTACTATAACAGATTGGCAGCAGGATGATTTCCTGGTAGATCTTGCAGACAGTTTAGCAAAGATCATGCACAGGATGACAGCACCAATTTATTTACAAGGTGAAGAACTAGAGCAAACATTTGAACAAAATCAATCTATGCCAATAAGTGCATACTAAAATTTAAACTATGGCTATAACTAATGAAATATTCGAACACTACAGATCTCAACAGAGAAAGGTAGCAAAAGCAAAAGATCTTTTAAAAGATGAAGGGTATATAGTTTACCTGAAACCTACAAAAAAGAAAAAGCAAACTGATGAGCCTGTGTAACTCAGGCGAAACGAGGGAGAAATGTTTTGAACGACTCCATGATTTTTGGCTCCCTCGTCTTTGTATAATAATAAAAACTGAAACAATGAAAAAAAATTTTTGTGATTGCTGCGAGCAAGAGATAGATCAAGATCTAGATTTTTATCAATACGACCGTAACGATGAGATCCTATGTGAAGAATGCTATTACGAGGCTTTTAATCGCTCTACTGTAATTCAGACATGGTCACCCCAAGATCAGGAGACAAAAAAATATTATTACCCGCATGAAATAGGGAAGGCATTCAATACATACTACGAAGAAATTTATTCTGATGATGATGAGGATCACCAACCTGTAAAAGATTGCAAATGGGTAAATTCAAATGCATGGAGAGGTTATATGGACGTTGAATTCAAGGAAGGATGGAAAGATATAGAAAGCGGATGGACTACAGGATATTGGGAAGATGTTTCCTGGAAGCATAAGTTTAACGATTTAGTCCATGAAATTATAGGAGAAAACTCTGAATGCCCTGTAGCAGTATCAATCGTATCAAGTATAACAAGCAATGTATTTTCTCAGGCCACTTCTATTTTAGTAAGATCTAAAGACGAAGAAACATTTTTAGATTGGCTTGAAAACGAATATGGAATGACAAGAGAACAATTAAAAACATCACTAAAATAATGGAAAAACAAGAAGTATTTTACAGCATAACCAAAGCGGTTATCTACGGACAATTAATGTTAGAGGCATTTGATGATCTTAAAGACACAAAGATTTTTAAACACTCATTAAAACATAAAGTAAAGCAGGCAGAACTTGAATTGGAAAAGGAGATTGAGAAGTACGTCAACAAGTTTGCTGAGAATGATGAGGAGTTTTTTATGAATATTCAAAATCATATTGATGCCTTGGTAACAAAACTATCTACCCTTGGAGTAGAGGAAATTCCTTTAGTTAATAAGATCATAGATGAATACCTCAACGATAAGGATCATTGGAAAGATAATCTAGTATTACAATTTAAAAAATTAAACGATTAATTATGTCAAGCAATATAAAAATGGGAAAGTTTTTGGAGAGAAACATTTTAGATACCATCTCCAGGAAATATAAATACGAACCGAACAGATCTTTAATCTATCTAAACGAAGTTGAAAAGCAATTAGAACAGGTCAAAGAACTAGTCTTAGAAACTAAAGGCTATATGGATAATGTTATATCTATAAGAGAGAAACAAGACTTAAGAAATCAAGAGAACTTTAACTTTAAAAAATAATTTATCATGTCATTTAGAAAAGCCGATCAAGAATTAAAAGAACAATTAAGATTGTTATACCCTGGAGCAAGCGAAGACTTTATATCTACCTTATTCCATAACATAAGAGGTAAACAGGATTTATTTGGTCACCCCCAGGTGAACGATGATTCAATTTCGGATATAAATTATTTTGGTATGTCAGACTAAATTGTTAATTTAGCCCTGTCAGACGATAATTTACACTGAAAAAAAAAACTACTATTATGAACGAACGTAAAATAAAAGAGTTGCAAAAGCAATTCAATTACCAAGAGATTCAAGACCTCATCAATTCAGGAGAGGCATGGAAAATAGGTGGAGAAACCACAAAAAAGTGTAAGAAAGCATTACGAAGCGGGGCATGTCACCTACCATACCATTCAATTAAGATAAATATTTTTGTAACAGTACCCTCCAGGTACCAAGTATCATCCAATGAATATGGATCTATGCACAGATCTAAAGAATTTTGGAATGATCCCTGGAATATTTCGCAAGAGATAGGAAAAAGTGTATTACAAAACGCATAAAACAAAACCCTTTTAAAACCAACAAACAATGACGTTATTAGAAAACGATATCAGCACGATTGTAAAAGTAATAAGACAAGTTACAAATGCAGACCCACTAGCAAAGGATAGATACAGGCATAATGTAGATGCCAGGTTTATGTTATTCAAAATTTGCAGGGAGTTTTTAAACCTTACATTTATGAGAATAGGCAGGCTAGTAGGTAAAGATCACGCTACCGTTCTATATGGATGCAGACAATTTGATAGCCTTATAGCAACAGATCGAGAATTTAGAACTAATTATGAGGCTGTAGTTACTTTAATGGACAGCGTAGAACTGCAAAGCAAAATAGATTCTACTGAATTCTTAAGTGATTATGTAACTATGAAAGGAAAATATGAAGATCTAAAAACTAACCACGATAAAATATTAAAAGAATTTGTAAAAGGAAGTGACGCTGTAATGATCGCAATGTTCTACACCATAAGTAATTCTGTTATCAAAGCAATAATAGAAGATCAAGGATGTTCTAAACATTTAAACCAAACTTTACAGCAGGTACTTGCAACAAAAGAAATATATAATTAAATTTAAACATAATGCAAACTACAAATATCAAACTGAAAACTAAACGCAATCGTACACATAGTGTATTGAAGGCTAAAGCACACAAACTTTTACAGATACCTTGTGTGCCCACTACAGAAGTGTGTGAATATATCTATGGCTCTAAAACCAAAAAGAGCACGCTTAATCAAAAGAAAACAGGTCAATCTCCACTATTATTTGAGGAGTCATGTCGTATAATTGAATACTATGGCAGGCTATCTGAAAACATAGATGAGATTATAAACAGTTAAACGATGGTTCAAGTCCCCTAGGGACTGCAACCTAATGCCTCATACGTTCGGTATGGGGCGAATTCGAAAACTGAAAAAACAGCCTGATTTGTTCAACATTAAATCACACTTCGATGAAGAAGAATACATTTTTATATTTACTTACAGACATAATAGATCTCCTGGAAAAAGGTGAGATACTTAATTACGGTAAAAGGTTTTCACCTTTAACTATAAGAGCATATAAACAATTGCTTAGTGGCATGAAGCGTTATAACTATAACTTTAATATAGAGGAGTTAGATTGTAATAACGTAAGCAGCAGAAAGGATAGGCTTAAGGTCACCCGAAAATTACAGAGCCATGTTAACGGTTATTTAAATTTAATGCTCGATGACTGTAAACACCCTAACACCAGGAAAACACATCTTAAAAACATAAGAGCAACGCTAATGAAAGCAGAGTCTTATTATGGTTATTTGTTTCCTAAACTACAGTCAATGAGAGAGTTACAAACAGAAGTTATTGCTCTTACACCTGATCAAGTAGATATGATCCACAATAACCACCCAGGAGAGGAACTAGAAAACATATGGTATTACACAAGACTGATGCTTTACTCTTGCATGAGGATCTCAGATCTTACAAACTTTCAGGCCACAAGTGATGGCAATGTTGTTACGATCATTACTAAAAAAGGAATGGGATCGTTGTCTACTTTTTATTTGCCTGATGATGTGAATAGTTATATCGCAAAGAATGGTACGTTTTCCTGGACACTAAAAACATTTAGGAGAGGGCTAGAAGAACTTCTTAAATTTTATCCTGAGTTTATGCAATCTAAAACTGTATACACTTTTGATCATGAAGGGAACCCTATTGCTTCTCAACAATTTTTATATGAATTAATCAAGCCACATAAATTAAGAAGCAGCGGGATTACATATCACTTGTCTAAGGGTTTAAGTGAAATTGAGGTTAGAAGAATATCAGGTCATGCAAATGGATCGGAAGCATTCTACAGATATGTTAGACACAGCGACACAGAGTCTTTGAAGAAACAAGAAATTAACCACAAGTTGTTAATAAAATCATAAATATATTTGACGAACGATGGTGCAAATATAAAAAAATGTCTTACCTTCGAGGTAAACAACCACGACATGAAAAATTCACTAATTAAATGGTCAGATTTGACTACGAAAATAGCGAGATCATTCATGATCGAAAAAGGTTTTCTCTTAGAGAGTTCAAACTTTTCATGCTCACACATCACGAAGACATCTGTATGGAGCGAAGAATTAAGGATTGGATATTTGATTGGGAATCAATCTTGTTTCATGCAAGAAAATATTATATAGTAAACTTTTATTTAATAAACATAATCAAAAATAACAATGGGAAAACTGAAAAGAAAACTAAAGAAAACAACAATCGGTAGAGGCATAGAGATAGTGCCATGGGTCGAAAGACTTAATTACTTCAACGACTACTTCAGGGTTGAAGGTTATTCATTAAACACAGAGATTATAGACATGAACGATAGTATTATCGTCATGAAGGGTATTGTTTTAGATCCCGATAGAAATCCTGTCGCTGATGGAGTCGCTCACAAAAGAACTACAGAGCCTTTTTCATTTCAAAAATGTCAATCAGGAGCACTTAACAGAGCCTTATTTATTTTAGGTATTGTGGATAGTGCTGAAGATTCAATTATGGATGAAGATGATGCCAAAGAATTACAACAAGTAAAAGCCCAGGAACAGGCTAGTGTTTATGAAAACATGAAGGCTCACATTCCTGTAGATTATTCTGTTGTTGAGGCAAGACTTTCCGCAAATAAAAATTTACTTACAAGCGATCAGATGAAAGAATTAAAATCTTTGATCAACGCTGAGAAATCAAAAGTGGCTATAAAGCAAGCCAAGAAAAAGTAACATCTTAGGGAGGGTCTAACCAACAACAAACGTAAAAGCACGACTGCTCTTTACTGCCCTCCCTTTTTTTAAATCTAAGAAATGGATAGAGGAGAAACGATAGAAAAAAAATCAAATAGAATCACATTTAGACTTACTCCGAGCGAGGTACAAAGTTTAAATAATGTGTCATCTAAGACTGACTTAAACGTGTCAGAATTAATCAGAACTGCATTAAAACAAACCTATAAGATATGAGCAAAATTCAAAGAATACCAACAGCAAAACTAACCTATGAAGAATGGGTAGAACTAAGAAAAAGTCTAGTATACAAAGGAATGGTCGGAGGATCAGACGCATCTACATTACTTGGATTAAATCCCTGGACATCTAAAATAACAAGATGGAATCAATCTGTAGGTACTGCAAACATTAAGAACATAGATAATGAGATTATGTTTCATGGTCGCTTGTTGGAAGATTATGTTGCTGACCTATGGCAATATTGGACAGGAGATCCAATTGAAATGATAAACAATTATCAATCAAAAACTAAATTAAGAAAATCAATTAGAAGAAATTCCATCTTCATAAATCCAAAGTATCCTTTCTTGTTTGCAAATATTGACAGACAAATTACAAGCCATGATGAACAACATGGGAAAGGTGTATTAGAAATAAAAACAATATCAGGATATAATGCTGATAAGTGGTCAGGAGGAATACCTCCATATTATATTGCACAGATCCAATTGTACATGCTAGTTTTAGGATATGACTACGGACAGTTTGCTTTCTTAAAAGATGGAAGGCACATGGATGTATTTACAGTAGAGGCAAATCCAAATATTCAAGAAACAATACTTGAAGAGGCTGAGAGATTTTACCTCAGCGTCCAGGAAGCAAGAAACATTATTGATATCAAAGGAGAAACTATCAATATGAATGAAAGATATAGATTGGTTTCTCACCTAGAGCCTGACGTAGAGGATGAATACAAGGTTGATCTTGATCAGTTTTTATCTGAAAAACATAAGGCAATGGTTGACAGAGTAAGGATAGACTCTGATGATGAGTTACTAGGCCTCACTAGAGAATATGTTGAGAATAGAGATAAAGAAAAGGTTGCTAAATCAAGTAAGCAACTAGCAATGCAGCAAATAAAACAAATTCTTATACACAGAGGTGCACAAGAGGTAGACTTTGGTGAAAGTGGTAAGATCGTATGGGGAAAGACCTTCAACGTAAGATTTAAAGAAACTGAAAAAGTAAATTTTTAATATGAAATTAAACGATATAAAAAAAGGTATACTGAACAACCTGGCAGTTAAGAACCGTCACACACTAGAAGTAGATTCAGTAATAGAAGGCAATTCATATTTTGGAGTTTGCATTTTTGTAGGCATATCTAGAATGTTTAATTTTTCTGCACAGGAAATCTCAGATTTTTTATCTGAAGATCTTCATCATGTAAAGTTTATGGAAGACAAATTTCTTACTATACTAGATGATTACTTTAATTCTAAAGAACCAAGTGCAACATCAAAAGCGTTTTCAGTAAAAACAAATTTACTGCTAAATCACATTAGAATAGAACACAGTAAAACAGTTTCTCTAGCAGAAATTATTAAAGAAAAAATTAAATGAATATAGAAGTTTTA